CTATCAACCACCCATGCCCCGGCCTTGGCAATGCCTCCAAGCGCTCCACCAATGGCATCCGGAATGCTGGATGCGATAGCGACCGCTCGTTCTTTCGCCGCCGAGAGCAGGGCCCCGATTTTATCCGGCAGCGAAGCGAACCAGTTGACGACGTTGTTCACCGCCTGCATGGCCCAGTCATCGGCGGATGTCGCGATTTGGCTCAGCCAATGGTTTGCCGACTGCCAGGCTTGCGAGAACCACTGCTGCGCCGAGGCCGCGATCTGCTGGAGCCATTGCTGGGCTCCTGTCCACGCATTGCTGAACCACGTGGTCACCGTGCCCGGAAGCTGAGACAGGGAAGTTGACACGCTGGTGAGCAGATTCTGGCCCCACGTGACGACGGTACCCAGCGCGTACCCGAGGAAGTAGCCGATGTTGTACGGCAAGTCGGCGAAAAAGTTGATGANCCCNTGTTTGGCCGTGTTGAACCANACNGGNATGTTCGTCGTCAGGGTGCTAGCAAACTGCTGGAACTTCGTCGNAATGCTGGACCAGATGGAGCTCCAATCAATCTGTGCGATGCTTTGCCCGATCTTTTCTCCGACCAATCCGCCGATGGCGGAGCCCATCACCGCGCCGACAGGGCCGAACATCGAGCCAAGGACCGCGCCACCGATCCCGCCAGCAATGCCGCCAATGGCCCCGGCCCGTTCCGCACCGGTTTGGGCGGCGAACAGGTTGTAGGCGTTCATTCCGATGCCAAGGATCGGGAGGCCGCGCGTCAAGCGCCGGGCTTTGCCCATCCAGCTTTTGATGGTCTCAAACCATTTGCGCCCTTGCGTTTCGGCTTCCTGTGCAAGTCCTTTGGCCGATTCGCCAAGCTGTGCGCCTGACGAACCCTTGTCGCCACCCTTGAACAGGTTCCGCAGCTTCTGGTACTTCTCCCGCGTTTGGTCAATCATGCGCCACACGCGGCGGAACACGAAGGTCAGGAACCAGATGTCGAAGCCAAGCGCCAAAAGCTGGCCGCCAAGCGAATCCGTATTGCCGCCTAGCCAGGTGGGTTGGATATTTTGAAAGGCTTCGATCAGTTTGCGCACGATCTTGCCGGTGTCGAATTGTTCCAGGAATCCTTCGGTGAAGGCTTTTCCAGCGGCTGCACCGGCTTGCGCAAAGGGCGATTGTTGGGCCGTCTCATCCGTGGCTCCGAAAATGCCCATTATCATCGCACCAAGAACGCTGCCAAAGGCTTCGCCCATCGCCCGGGCTTTCTCTTCGATCCATCCCCGGCCACCGCCGTTCCACCATTGTTCAAAGGGTTCAACAACAATCTTCTCCCACGCAATTTTGAGCTTGCCGAACCTGCGCGCTTCCTTCCACTCGGGCGAGTTCACCAGCTCCGTGATCGCGTTCTTGGCTCGCTTGAAACCGTCCACGAAGAACCTGGCAAAAGCCTGTCCGGCTTCGTAGAGGGCATCACCGAACGCCTCAATCGTTTTGTCGTTCCTATCGATCCACTCGTTGACTTGCTTGAGCGCTGGGAGCACGACAGATTCCAGACCCTGGCCCCAGCGGAGAATGAACCTGTTTTTGANGATGTCCTTGAGCATGGTCCATTGCCCGCTTAGGGTATCCATGATGGCGGACATTCCGCCTAGGAAGCCGCCCTTCGGAACCGGACGTTCCAGCGCGCGCAGAATGGCTTCCATCGCCTTGGCCGCCGGGATGCCCTTCNTCCCGATGTCCTTCAGGTCCGATTTTGCGACGCCCAGCTCCTCTAGTATGGCGTCCATCGGCACGCGCAGGTTTTCCGTTACCTGCTTCAGTTCTTCGAGCGAGAGCGTGCCAACCGCTGCCATCTGACGGAAGCCGAGCAGGGCCAGCTCGATGTCAGCTTCCGTAGCTCCCGTCAACGCCGCAGCGTCACCGAACGCCTTGAGCGTACGGAGGATCATTTTCGCGTCGCCCTTGAACGCAGGCAACAATTTTGCAGCTTGCTCTATCAGGAAATCCTGCTCAAACGGGGTTTCAATCGCGAATTTGGTGAGTTCTTGCATGAATTCCTGAGCCTTCGCTTGGTTCCCGAGGAAGGTCCGCATGGCGATGTTGGCACGCGTGAACTCGTCGGCCAGCTTCATTGGCTGCACGGCACCGGCATAGGCCGCGCCGGCCGCCATGAGCCCGCCGTAGAGCGTGTCCCTCAGTTTTCCGAGCATGCGGAACGGCGAACTGGCCACGGCAATCGAGATGTTCCAGGTCCTTCTCGTCAGGCCCCAAAGCGAGCGCTCGACGCGGCGGATCGTGGCCGACGCCTGATCCACCGCGCCGATCACTACATTCCAGCGGGANCGGCCCAAACGCGCAAGCTGGCGTTCGGTGCGCGCCGCGTCCTTCTCCAGCTTGTTTATGGCCTTCTGTGCGCGGTCCACACCAGGGGAGGTATTGTCCTTCAGCTCGACGTCGATCTCAATTCTGTACGTTTCCTGGGCCATCCGTCCTCACCCCCTGGCCGAAGACCACTTCTTCCGCGCGGCCTTTTCAAACGCCTTTTTCTCTGCCTCCAGTTGCACCAGCATGGAGGCGAGCATAAACGCCCGGACACCGCGCGGTTTTTTCATAACCTCGTCCGGCGGGATGCCGAGCCGCTGAAAAATGTGGTGCAAGAGCGTGGCGCGGCCTCCCGCCTTAATCAGTTTTTTGCCAGCTCTTCGAGCTCTTCTTCGAGCTCCTCCTCGTTCTCGACGTAACCGGAAATTTCCCCGATTTTGTCCACAACTGCTGCTTTTTCGCCGGGCAGTAGGACGGCGTCGATCAAGTCGATGCCGCTGACCACGTTCAGCTTTTCCCATGCCACCTTGTTGTCCCAGAGGCGCTTCCGGTCCTCCTCCACCGTGGCCCGGTAGATGAGCAGGCTGCGGAAGCGCGGCAGGTTGAATTTCTCCCGGATCGGGATACCGGCTTTGTTCCGGACGTATTTCGTCGCGAGTTCCCGGCATTCGTTGATCTCCGCTTCCGTCAGCGGACGGACGCGGAACCGGAACAACACCTTGCCCTTACGCGCGATCTCAATCTCCGTTTCTTCCTTGGGGTACTCGGCCGCTTCCAGAAGGCCGCGCAACAGTTCGTCTTCGTGCGCCAATAGCTCCTCACGGTCAAGTTTTTCGCTCATGCTCCTACCTCCTTACGAAATTGGGGAAAGGGCGCCTTACGCGGCGTTGTGGCCGCGCAAGACGCCGACGAAGTTGAGTACGGCAAAGGGCTGACCATCGCGAAGGCCGTCAATCACCTTTGCGAGCAGCCGCGCGTCCTTGATGACGGTCTCCGTAAACGTGAGCGTAACGGTGTACCTGTCGGGAATCGACCAGTTGATTTTCCGACCTGCCGGGCTATAGTCGATATTCTCGAACGAGATTTGCGCCTGCCACTCGTTTACCTCGGCGAGCAGATTCCCGTCGCCGTCGTACAGCAGGCCGTCGGTCCCCGTCAGGATGTTCCGCCAGTCGAAGGTGCCGCTGTCCAGCAAAGACTGGAGGTCCGGCGGTTGGTTGCACCGGAAGCTCCATTCCCGTTGGATGGGCTCACCCTGCGCAACGTTGGCGATGTCCACGTCGCCTTCCGGTACACAGTCGCGGAATACGTAGCGTCCATCTGCCATTGCTCAAGTCACCTCCATGGATTAGTTGGCCGGCGGCGCGAAGCGGAAGCCGAAGGTGATGTACAGCTTCTCGGCCGAATCGAGGTCGTCCACCTCGACCACGAACCAGGCCGAATCCCCTTGCGGCGGGTTCGCCGGGTCTTCGTAGATCGTCCCCGCCAGCAGTGCCCCCTCGTTGATCATCCGGTTGATNACGCCCTGCGCCGCAGCCATNAGAATGGCCCGACCGTCGGGCGAGTTGTTTACCTTCCCGACGAGCGGGTCCCACGTATTGGCGATGCGCGTGATCAGGTAGTCACGCGTGCGCACCCGGCGAATCTTCTTCCAGCCCGCGTCTTGATCCGCGCCGGGCGTCACCAGCGTGTTGATACCGTACTCGACTTGCACCTGCCGTTGGGCATTGAACGTGAACACCAGCGCGCCCGATTGGATAGCCTGCTCCACTTCGGCATTCGTGAGCGGGCCCACGATGTCCGTTGCCCCGTTGACGACTTCGTGCGTTAGCGAGGAAGTGATCGGCATAGAGGCGATACGACCGGCAACCCAAGCCGCCGCCTTGTATCCTTCGACCACCGTATTGTCAGCTCGCTTGAAGCCGTTGGCGACATAGTGCATGTACTCGGCGTTGAACGCTTTGGCGTTGTTCAGTCGGGTGGCCAAAGCCACGGTAGTCGGTTCGCCGACAACGCCAAGAACGCGCTTGCCTTCGTTGCGAACACGACTCAAGTAAGTCTGGACCGTGGTGTGAGTTGCCGGGTCTTCGCTGTCCACGACCAGCACGTTCCAGTCTTGCGCTTCGATTGCAGCCAAAGCATTGCTGTAGTCCGCGCCCGTAACGGTGGGATCGGCGCCACCCGTGAGCGCTTGTTGCGTAACGGTTGCCAGCGTACCATTACCATCGTCGACGGCGAGTTTCGTGGCCGTGATCCAGTTGGACCCCTTTTCGTTTACAGCGTCAACGAGCGCTTGCGCCTCGTCCGCGCCAGACGCGAAGGTGATCGTTTCAAGCAGCGTCGTGCCCCGATATACGAGCAATTCACGTTTGCCAGTTTCCGTCAAGCTGTCGCGGACGGTGACTTTCAGTTGGTTCCCGACCGTGCCCGGGTACTTCGCTTCGATTTTTACGATTTCCACCGGCGTCGCCGCGCCATCGGTAAGATTCGTGCTCGCCTTCATGCCGTCAGTTCCGAGGCGATAGGCGACAACTCGGCGTGCACCACCACGGAACGCCTCTTTCAGGGCGTCGATCGTGCCGCCAGAGACAAACACCGAATCCACTTCAACGAGACCGCCTTCGAGCACTTTCACCTCACCTAGCGGCCCCCACGAGGCGCGGAACAGCACGGCAACGGTTCCCTGCGACACGTCAGCGAGTGGCGGTTCGCCGATGTTTTTGACACGAACGTACACGCCGGGACGGATTTTCGTTTCGCCAGTCATGAACACAGCGCCAGCCATTTAATCACACCTCCCTCTCAAGGAACGCTTTAATGGCTTTCTCGGCTTCGGCCTTGGTCATGGCGTCCTTACCTGCCAGACGCAAAGCCCCAGCCACGATTTCCGGTTTCACCCCGAAGGCATACGCGCCCTCTAGCAATTCTTCGCGCGTATACACGACGTCGGCCTTTTTTTCGGTTGCTTGCTCAACCTTATCTTTGCGCGACATGTCAAGTCACCTCCCCTTTGACATCGCCACCAACAATGGCCCGATTGAGGATCGGAACGTTTGCGGTAGGTGACAGTATGCCGAACCGCGCTACGACTCGGATTTGACCAGTCCGCAACGGATCGGCGTTACTGTCTGCCGAAAGGCGTTGGACAAACAGCTTTGAACCGTCGTCCAACGTAACACGTTTATCAAGTGCCAACCCTTCGACCACGCGGCGAATCCATTCAACGCGCACGGATGGCGAATTGGCGAGCACGTGCCCGTGGAAAACCCCGTCGATCCACGCGCCCCATTGGATCGGCTCGATACCGGCGACGCTTCCCATGCGCCAATATAAGGCCGGAGTTGCGTCACTCGGTGACCAGGTGTCCGGGTCGACTTGAAGTTCCGGCCACCGCGCCGCCGCCCAGTTGCGCAGCGCTTCGACGGGGTCAGGGGAATATGTCAGTCCGCTCGGCCAGGCGATGAGGTCATACACGACCTCCAGGCCTCGGTAGTCCGGGTGCTGGTCGAACGGGTCGATGCGTGACCATTGCAGGGTGACCGTCCCCTCGTCCGGACGGAAGGTGGCTCCGTCTAGGAGGGCGCGCACCCGTTCTTCGATTTCCGCGACCACCGCCGCCGATTCCGAGCGGTGCAAGATGGATACGGACACCTGCCCGGCGACGCGCCGTTCTGGGTCCTCCTGCCGGGTGACGTAGTATTCGATGCGCGGAGACTGCGCCCCCGACCATCCGGTGTCGGTGTCAGGCGGCGCATACAACTCGAACACGGCCGGTGCGCCGCCATACGTCGCAAGCATGGACGCAAGCGCCGCGTCACCCGTCAGGCGCTGGTATAGCAGTTCTTCGAGCGTGCTCATTCGAGATACCGCCTCCGGTAGATGCGTTGGATTCGCGGCCACGCCTTGGCACGGATCGGGTCAACGTATGGACGCGGCTCCATTTTGCGTGTCCCTCTCTCTAGCCACTCAGCCAAGTCGGCCTTAAACGTCTCGATAGCCGGCTTTCCTTCACGCGGTGCCTCGTGCCACGAAAGGCGAAACAGCCCGGTTCGCACAGCCGGCGGCTCACCGGGAGCCGACGCCCGGTAGGTCCGCTTCGTCCCCGGTATGCGATAGACGCGGCCGGAGCGGCGCCCGCGCAGCACCTTCAGGGCGGCGTTGCGCAGTTCCATCGATCCCTCCGTCGCCCGTTGGCGGAGCTCCGCCGAAACCCTCAGGAACAGCTCGTCGATATGGCGCTCCAGGTTGATCGCCACGGGCCTCACTCCTTCCGCTCCTCGCATTCAAACGCCAGGTACCGCTTCCGCCCGTCCGGGTCATACGGCGGACCGGTCAGGTACAACGTCCGCCCTTCC